TGTTGATGTTGGTAAAGTAAGAGTTCCTGTATTAGAAATAGAAGAAATTACAGGAGTTGTTAAAGTTTTATTAGTAAGAGTTTGCGTTCCTGTTTTAGTTACAACAGTTGAGTCTATTGCCATAGTAACATTGTTACCAGAAGCAGTTGAGTCAATACCTGTGCCACCAAGTAATCCTAAAGTTTCACTATCAAGATCAATAGCAATAGCAGTTGAGCCATCAGAAACATCTAGGTCCTGGCCAGTAATCTGTGCATCTACATAAGTTTTTACAGAACCTTGCGATGGAGGTAATACTTGGCTTGTTCCTAAACTTGTATCATGTAATACTGGTATAGCCGGATTAGTTGCCGGAGATCCTACATATACATCTACAGTTGAGTCACCAGAATTTATTGTTCCACTATCAAAAGTAAAAGTTATAGTTGTGTTTGGCGAAGAAAAAGAAGATGTTGCTATTTTACCAAAGATAGTTCCTGTAGCACTTCCAATTATTTTTATTCTTCTACCTACATGATAAGTAGATGTAATATTAGATGCTACTGTAACTGAACTAGCTGATGCTCTATTAAATGTAGTTGTTTGATCTCCATCACCAAGTAAAAACCATTCTTTATCATTAAAGCCAGATCTTACATCTGCTAATTGACTACGAATGGAATTATTGACATCGGAGGGTGACATACCCTCTGAAATATTAATACCATTAATTGATGTGTTGTTTGAAGCTGTAGTGCTGTAATTTGATATAGTCATTTATTGTCCTCTACCTAAAATTCCTTGATTAATATTTTCTGCTAGTAAACCAGATGTTGTTGGTCTTGAAACTGACAAACCTGCTCTTGGAGTTTGTAGTAAACCTCTAACCACACCTCTTGTTGGTCCATAAGCTAATTCTGAAACTATCGTTGCAGGTGCATAAGCAAGAGCCTTCATAGGATCTACAGAAATATTACCTGTTATTAATCTACTTGCAGTACCAGAGTCTGGTATATAATTTCCCATAACACTTTGAGCTAATTCACCAGTTTCTCTTAAAAAACCTTCGCCTCTAGCTGTTATTTTTTTTCCAATACTAGCATCATTTTGTTTAAGAGCATTTAAAAATTGGTTTGTTGAAAATATACCTTCTGTGCCACTCGCTTTGTTTACAGCTTTTTGTATAGCTGACATTCCAACTTGAGTTTTATTAATATTTGCTAAATTAGATTCTGGGTTAAAAGATTTTAAAACACTACCTGCATTTCTTCTAGCTTCATCAACAAGTCTTGCTAAAAATATATCTCCTCCAGTAGATCTTTTGTAACTCATTGAAAGATTTCTTAAATCTCTTTCTAATGCTTTAAATGATTCACCGGAAATTGTTCCATTAGCTTCCAGTTTTCCTTTAATTAAATCATCAATAGTTTGAAACAAACTAGTTTTATTTGCAGTAGTTCCACTTGGATTTGCAAAAATACCGGCTCTTATTGTTTGTCTTAAAGACTCTACGCCACCTGCGTTCAAAGATACTTTACCTAATTCTTTTGTATATGCTTGACTAACTATATCATCTACAGCTTTAAATAATTCATTACCTTTTAAATTTCTAGGAACAAGTTCGTTAAATTTTTTGATGGATATTTTTCCTGTAATTGGTTCAAGAGCCTCTTTCATTACTGCTCTGTTGAAATCTGCTAATGCTGTAATTCTTGCTGTTTGAATAGGGCTACCAACACCTACTAAAGATGATGTAGATTGTTCAAAGTTTTGTAATACATTTCCTAAAACATTACCTTCACCACCAAATGCTTGACCTGTAGTTACTCTAACATCTTTTTTCATTAGCTTCTTTGCTAAATCTGTTGTCTTAGGAAATATTTTAGCGGTAGCTCCACCAAGTACACCACCTAATGCACCACCAGTAGCTACTCCTAATGCTTTACCCTCTGCACCTTCACCTGTTCCTGCTCCGTATATACCTCCAGATACAGCACCAGATTTAACAGCTTGTCCTACTTTACTAGCATCAGCTAATTTTTTTGCTCCTTGTATTCCTCTAAGAACTGCACCACCACCCAACATAGTTGGAATAGATCCTGCAATTTCTGATCCATAAGCAATAACTGGATTTTCTTTTCTAAATCTATCTAATTTACCTCTCGCTTGTTTAACAGCTTCCTCATAAGTAATGTCACCAGATGTTGCAGATTTGAACAATGCTTCTATTTCGTCACCAAAACCAAAAGTTAAACCTTGTGCAGTAGCTCTTGTTAGATCACCTGCAAAACTTGATTTTTCTACATTAGTATTTTTTTGTACTTCTGTTTTTTTTTGATTTTCTCTAAGTATTTTTTTTATATCTTCAATTTCCATTATTCAAAACCTTTCAATGATTCTTCTGGTATGATACCTCTTGTTACTAATTCATCAAAAAATTGAGGAAGTAAATCATCTGGTATGTTTTCCCAATCACCAGAATTAAATATTTCAGTAAGTGTTTGTGTGTTATATTTTCCGTAAGTTGAAAAACCAGTTTTTACAGCAGTATTAACATCTAATGATTTTATTTGTCTTTCATTTAATTTTAGTTCAGGTTTTTCTTCGTAACCTAAATTTCCATATTGGTTTTTAACTTGAATATTGTATCTTTGTCGTTTCTTTTCATAATTTCTATATTTTTCAGAAAATATTTGAGATATGACTTTTTTAACTGCTGTTGGATTTTGTAAAGCATCAACATCGCCACCTAACGCTTTAATTATTCTAAAAGCATCTTGCTCTGTCATGACACCTGGTCCAACAATTTCTGTTCTTGATCCACCTATTAATCTTTGCAAAGAACCATCAGCTAATATTCTTTGTAGTTCTGAAGTTGTTAATTCAATACCTGCTAAAGTTTTTACATGACCTAACATTTCATCAACAATTCTCTTAACACCTGTATTTGTGTCACCTAATTGTACTAAATAATTTGTGTATGCATTTAAAGTATTTTCATCAGTTGTTAGCTCTTGATCTAATTCACCAAATGCACTTGCATTATCAATACCAAAAGTCTGTTGCCCTAAAGTTCTTAGTTCATAAGGTCCAATAATATCTTTTAATTTATTCTGTGGTACTCTTTCATTACCAACCTCTGCATATAAACCTCCTTTAGAAGAAAATAATCCGTACTCATTACCTTGTCTATCAACAACCAAACCTCTGTAAACTGGTTCTCTATAATTTTCTTTTTTTGCTCTGATTCTATTTATTTCGTTTTCAATATCTTGTTGTTTTTTTGCTTCTGCATATTGAATACCAGGTTGAATAGATTGCATAAATGTTTTTGGCATTTTAGAATAACCTGCATCAATACCGGCAAAGAAATCTCTTCCATAATCAGATGTTGCAAAATCCATAGCTTTGTCAAAGGCTTTTTGTAATAAACCTTTTTGTTTTGGTTCTTGATTAGTTTGTCTTTGTTGACCTTGTTGATTTAATAAACCTTGAGATGCTAGTTCTTGTCCTTGTGATGCAAAACCAGTATTAGGTTGTGTCATTAAACCTGTGTTGTTTTGATTGTTTTGTACTTTTGCTCTTTGATTTAAGATACTAGCATTTGGATATGTAGGGTTTGCAATAGTACCTCCACCAAATCTACTTGTTACAGCATTACCAACATTTTGAAATGAACCTGTCATTTCATCACCTCTAAATGGGTTTTGGTAATTAAAACTATCTCTTAGTAAACTTCTTCTATTTTTAGGTAAATTACCCATAGAAAAAGATGAAGTTGTAGGAATAGAATTAGATACATTTGTATTAAGTATATTTTGATTACTTGTTACATTTCTATTTGGATTTGTATTAAATATTTGTACGCCAGGAGTATTAGGATCTGCATCAAACAAACTACCTGCGTTTTGAGATAATAACATAGCGAAAGGGTTCATCTAAAAAAATCCTCCAAGTAAACCACCACCGATTGCACCAAATAGCGGATTCATTCCAGGAATTTGACCTGCTAAGTTTAATCCCATACCTGCACCTTGTAATAATCCTGCACCTGTATTTCTAAATACTGGAGTAGTTTCTAAAGTAGTTGATGGAACAGATGCTCCTAGTGAACCAAGATATTGATTTAGTTTAGTAAATGGTTTTGTTTGTTCATAGTCAAATCTAGCTATTGCATCTTGTAATTTTGCTTGTTCTAATCCTTCTTTTGCTGTTCCAACTGATTGTAATCTTGCTATATCATCATAATCCATAGCACCAAGACCTGGAGCAGTAGTCATAGTTTGAGCTTGTATTTGTCTTTCTCTATCAAACTGATCTCCGTAAACTTCGTTTGCAAGTCTACCAAGTGAGTCAGCTAGTATTTCTTGATTTGCTCCAGAGCCAAGTCTACCTGCTTTACTAAACTGTGATTGTACTTTTGATGTTACATCATCAGCCATTTGATTAAATAAGGCAGTTGAATATGGATTAGTTGTAGGTGATAAATAATCACCAGATAAAATTTTAGATGCTTCTGTTTGAGCTTGGTTGAGTAAAGGGTTTCCGGCTGTTGCTCTTGCAGTTGCTAAATTTAATGCTGTTTCTGTTTCTGGTGCAAAACCTACATAAGTTTGATTAGGAAAAAAGTTTGGTGCATTTCCTTCAAATAAATCTTGTGCTGTATTAATAGCTTGTTCATAATATGGTCTTATAAATTCACTAGGTTCTGATGATGTAGTCGTAGTGACATTTGTTGGGTTTGATCCTTTACTCATAGTTCTTTACTCATTATGTATATTTTTTGTTTATATCCTTTTAATTTTCTCAACCAACCTTTCCTACCTGCTACTTCTACAGCTTGGCAGTAGTTGTTCGTTGCAAATTCTTCTATAGTTTCTTGGATAGGTTCTAACCAATTACTCATATTGACTCCTCCGGCTAAAACATATCGTAAGATTCTTTTTTGAGGGTAGTCTGCTACTTCCGTAACGACAGCACTCTCTACTTCTTTATTCTCCCAACTTATAAAAAGTTGAAAGCGGTTTGTAATAATACCATCAAAAATATCTCTAGCTGTGTAGGTATCATCAAGAGCTTTTTTTATATATTGCTCTACTTGATCCCAAACAACATGGAGATCTTCTTTCGGTACTTGTGTAATCATCCAATAACTACATAACCAAATGTTTGATCTGTATTTGATGAACTTGCGTGAGTTAGAGTTGCAGTTCCATTAGATCTTGCAGATACAAATAAATTTGTAGATGCAGTTTTGCCATTGGCTGTAGTTGGCATGAATAATATTACTGAGTCACCACCAATTCTTTCATCTGTAAGTGTTGTAGATGTTGCACTGGCAGTTAGTGTTATAGTTCCTGTACTGTTTAGTTTACCATTAATGGTATTGTTTAAACTTGTAGAAACTAATCTTAGATGCTGACTTTGATTTGGCATTGTCAAAGGCACAGCAGGAAACTGATTATTTGCCATTTCTTTTTTTCTTTAGTTTTGCTAAATGTTTTTTCAAAACGATAGATTGTTTTTTATGTAACTTTGATGCTTTTTGTAATCCTTTAATAACTTTTTTTAAATTTTTCATTATCTCTTACCTTCTGGTGTTGCTTCTACATCTACACCGGACATAGTATTAAAGTTTCCAGATACAGAAACTCTTACACGATGATACCTGCCAGTAGATCTAAGAGGACATACTCCGTTATCTCTTGTTGCAACTGATGATCCAACTGAAACATCATTAAGCTGTGAAGATCTAACTATTGGTGAAACTGTTACTGTAGTGTTTGTTGTTCCATCAACTATAGGTCTGCAACTTGTAAGTGTGGACCTTCTACCCTGTGATCCTTCAAACTCTGTTGTATCAACTGTTGCATTTAAAGATGTAGCAATAAATTTACCAAACTTGTTTTGCGAATTAAATCCTGCAAGTCCTACAATCCCTTCATCATAAAAATATGAGTCTAATGATTTAGGTAAGTTATCTAAATTACCAAGTACATCTAAACTTTCTAATGTTGTAAATGCTTCTTGCGATGCAGTAGAAATAAATTCTAAATCTAAATCAGATCCAGTAGACCATTTATCTACACTATAATTATAAATAATAAGTTTGTTATTTATAAGTGATGTTCCTGTAGCTCCAGATCCTCTATACGACCAGACTACTACACTATTGTTTGGATCTACCGCACTACATATACCATCTACATTAGATGATAAGTCATCGTAAAAAAAATTATCTATTTTACCATTACCTATTGGAGCTAGTTGTTGTCCTCCAGTAAGTTTATAAAAACCATCTTGTGCTAAGAAAAAAATCATATTACCAAAAGAGGCAATAGATTTATCTGCAAAGACTCCTATATCTCCAATCTTATCAAACTGAAAAATTAACGGAGTACCGACATAAGTCATTCGGTATATAGCTCTTTCAAAGAAAACAATACCACCTTGTTCTCCTCCAACTATGCCCATTAAGTTTCCATGTTCACCGACAATATCTTGAAAACCAGATTGTGTTGCTTGGCTTGGAGACCATGTTGAACTGTCATTGAGTCCAGACCATTTTACTCGTTGGTTATATTCTACACCAGATTCATTTGTGTAACCTGCAACAACAAAGTTATTTATAACTGTTACATACTTTGCTTTAATAGAAACAAGATCTGAAAATGCTGTATCAGTTCCTTGATCAAACTTTTGTATATTGTCTGCAAAGTTTGTAGCAATTATATTTGTTCCAAACTGTGTAAAGTTCCAAAAATCTCTTGAACCAGATGTTGTACTATTATTATAACCACCTGCTTTGCTTTTATCTACAAAGACAAGACTACTATTCATTTGATAAAGTTTGCCACTATCTCCTGCATAGTTTGTTACGCCATCTTTTTGAAATGATGAAAACAATCCTACTGCACTAGCTGTAAGGCCTGTGCCACTTAATGCTTGAAAGCCAGGTAATGATTTATATCCTTTAGCTAGAGGTAAAACATTATCTACTTTTATTGCACCACTATTTTGAAATGTAGGCAAGTCTGCCTGTAATTCTCCAAACTCAATCATTTATGCCACCATAGGAGTAGACATCTGGATTGGTGATGATGTAGTAAAACCTCTTTCTGCTGTTTCGTTAGCGTTTTTAATTGCTTCTTTGTATAGAGATCCCCATGTTTGTATTCTTTCGTCTTGGAAAGTAAATGAAGAACTCTCAGCCAATGAACCATACAAATAAAGTTCCGGATAATTTGTAAGTATACTATTAGTAGGGTTACTATCCGACAAAGGAGTAATATTTTTAAAATAATCTATCTGTAAAGTATTGGCTGAGTCCGGAGGATTGCCTAATAAAATATTTGTGCCTACTATAGTAAAAAAGTTTGGTTGTCCGTTTCCTACAGAGGCATTATATTTGTCATAGAAATCCGAATTACTAATAAATCTTAATGTCTTATAAGGATTACTTTGGTACACTACTGATTTGGCTTCTAAGAAACCAGTTGGTAAACTGTAGCTTTGAGTACCAGAAACTGTTGTTGTAGAAGTATCACTTGAAATCATTTCTCTAACACGCAACTCTCTATTGAGTCTACTCTCTGTCAATGTAATGAAATCACCAATAAAAGCTGTAAGATCATCTCTATTGAGATAATTTGCTATTGCAGTTTTAAGGTTAGAAAATGTATCAAATGCCATTATAATCTTCCTGTGTAAATTCTAAAGTGTCTGTTATCTGGATCATTAAGCCATTTAAAAAACTTTGGCTTATCTAAAACTTTTCCAGAATGATTGAGTATGCCTTTTTTTGCTAATTGATGCACAATAATATTTGGTAGACGAGCAACTCTATAACCTTTTGCATCTGCCAATGGTTTTGATTTATATGCACCTTCGTTTTGTGCTATCTTATTTGCCTTAATTATTTCTTCTATGTCTTGAGTATTTTCAATATGATATTTGTCATCTGACTCATCATATACAAGATTAGTTTTTACTGTATCTTTCTCATCACTTAAAGAAAATTTTTTCGTTGGCATTACTTGATAGCTTTTGCGATCATCATATCTACAGTACCTTTAACAGATAGACCTTGATTGCCAGTAATACTTAGCATTGGATCATATTTTCTGTCACCCATAGATGTTTTTTTAGATTGTTTTTTACCTCCACCTTTTGAAATCATTTGATCTGATTTAATGGAGTTAGCAACAACCTTATATAATTTTGAAGTATGTTTTTTATTTGAAAATATAGTCATTGTTTCCTCTCTATAATTAATAAGGAGGGGATAATCCCCTCCCTATCCTTGTCCTACAAATAATTATGCAGTTAAGTTAAATATTCCAAAGTTAGCGTTTGGTGAGTTACAAGTTAATGTCCACTCAGCTAAGAGTAGTTTCTTGTCACTATCACCAGTTCTTGCTAGATCAGTTGTTTCAAATGGTCTTAGGAAGTCTATTGACCACACATCCATTTGTAAAATGTCAACTCTGTTAGCGTTCTGGAATCTATCTGGAACAAATGCCACTTCGCCAAAGTCTGATACATAAATATCAGTTGTACCAATAGATACTCTATCAGATGCGTCTTTGTACTTAGTAGCTACGCCATTAAATGCAGAAGCTAATTGTTTGTGAGAAGGTGACATTAGAACTGTATCTGGTTCACCACCTAATTCAAAGGCTTTTAACAAACCTGCTTTAAGTAATGCTTCCGTAAAAGTTCTGTTTGATCCACCTGCGATTGCAGTTGCACCAGTACCTGCCGGATTTGCACTTGGAGAACCATTAGTTGAGAAGTTACCTGCTGAAGTTGATGTACCTGGAATGTTACCTCCGTACCAAGTTCCTACTGAAGCTGATTTTCTTGCTGAAGAAGATGATCCTGTTACTTTAGCTTGTTCAATTCCAACAAGTGCGTTTTCAATATCTCTTTTGATTTCTTTACCCATCTTTGCAAGTTGATACGCCATTTGTGTACCCATACCTGCATTGTCTACAGCATCATCAGTACCAGAAATAGTTACTGCTTTTGCTGAGATTTGAGTTCTGTTGTTAAGACGCACAGTTGCAGATCTTGAATCACCTGTGTAATCATCACCTTCAATTTGTGCGTTTACGCCTACAGATGCTAAAGCGTCTGTTTGCCATTCATGTAAGGTATTAGTCGCTGTACCTTTTGCAGAGTTACTCATCATCGGAGTTTCGGTTGGTGAGATATTATAGATCACATCAGCCAGGTCCTCACGAATAGAGTTAGCTCCATCGTATGTATCAAATGTATTTGTTGGTTGAGCCATACTTTAGTCCTTTCTATTTTTTATTGTGAATACAATTCTTGTAAAACAGAAACAGCATCTTTAACTGAACCTGTTTTTTTAAGACTTGCTTTTTTTGATCTAATACGCTTCACATTATCATTATCATCTTGCACTTTAGGGCTAGAAGAACTTACAACTCTAGGAGTCTTAACAACTTTTTTATCTTTGACTTTAGAGTTTCTTAATTTGTTGTAACGATAAGCGTTAGCTAACATTAATACTGCTCTATGATCTACTAACATAGATATTTCTTGATCCGTATAGCCAATAGACTTAGCATAATCTGTTAAGTTTTTGACAAATGTTGGACCTTTATCTTTGTCACCATAGATTGGTAGCTTTTCAGCAAGTAACTTTCTTTCCTTTTCCAAATAAGCATTATAAGTTTTTTCATGCTCTTTTTGTTTTTCGGCCATTACTCGTTGTTGTTCTTGCCTAGTTGCTTCCATCATTTCTTTTCTGCGATCTATTTCAGCTTTTTGTCTGACATATTCCGCAGGATCTTCTTGATAAAGTCTGTCAAGATCTACTGTATTTTCTGTAGTCTTTAAGTGCTGAGATAATACTTCTAATTGTTTTTCGTATTGATCCCTTCTGATTTTTGCCTCCTCGTTTTGTCTAGTCAAACTCTTTTGAAGATCATCAACTTGCGTTCTATCTTCTGAAAGTTTTTTCGTCTTACGAGTATAATCTTGTTGTCTTGAATAACCATTCTTGAGTTCATCAAGGGTGACTTCCAATTCTTGGTCTCCGACCTTAATCTTGTATAGTTCCTCACTACTTTCAAGAGGTTCTTCACTCTCAACTTGATCTATAAGTTCATCATCTTCCAATAAGTCCTCGTTGTTCATTTCTGAATCGGCTTCTGTCTTTTCTGATGTTTCACTTGGAACTTCTTGAGTCCTTGAGGCGTTTAAAAGGTTCTTCAAGTCGTTCACAGCCTCACCTTCGTTTTTGTAAGGCTTGGGCGTTGGTACAACTGTTTCCGGTGAAGGATTGTCAGTTGCAGAGTCCATTACTGGTTGTTCTGCCATTGTAATCTCCTATTTTTTTTGTGATAATTTTCCAGTTTCCATAACGGATTGTAACTGAACCAAAACAACTTCTAACATTCTTCTCATGACAAAGATGTTTTCACGCTGTTCTGTATTCTGTAAATCAGAATTTAACCATTCTATTTGTAAATCCTGACGAATTTTTTGTACTGCTTCAACAAATATTTCATCCTCTAATATTCGTTTAGCTTGTTCTCCTCTTTGTTGATCTGAAGGTTTATTCATCAAATACCAGCATCTTCACCAAACATAGCATCATATCTATCACGAGCTTGTTGGTTTTGTTGTTGGATTTGTTGATTGTTTACTACTACATTACCTTGATATGGTGATCCAAAATCTTCACCACCACCATAGCTTCCTGTAACTCCTTGATTAATTGTTCCTGCACCACCATAAGGTACTTGAGCTTCATTAAATCCTACATCTGGATTTGGTGTTGAACCTATATCAAATATTTCATTACCTTTTTTATCAAAGTCACCTGTAAAAAATCCTCTATTTGATAGTTCTGCTATCATAGAGTTTCTTCTCATTTCTGGATCTGTAATTCCTAATGCTTGTAAACCAAGACCTAAAGTAGTTGGCATTGTCTTTTTTAATGTAACAAGATCACCTTTGCTTGGAAGATAACCAATCAAACTATTAGTTAAAAAACCAGATTTTAAATATTTTAGTAAATCTTCATTAGAGGCATTTTTCATATCTTTTATAGACATATAATCTCTTTCCTCTACTTCATCATTATCATTACCTCTAGTTTCTTCTTGAACATCATCACCTACATAAACACATTGTTTTAGTATTTCATCATACACATATCCTGGAGGACAGTTTGGTATGTTTTCATCATCGTTTACTGGAGGCGTGTAAATAGGATCTGGATAGATAGCTGAGTCATCTGGATAAAAACCTTCTGGCAAATAAGGATTACGAAATACCCCTTGTGCGTTCATATCCATTGGTTGCATAGGAGTAGAAGCAGTAACACCAGAGCCTAAAAAAGAATCTATTACTTTTTGTGCTTCTGTGCCTTGAAAGAAAGGTTTAAATGCCATTTATTGTATTCCTTGTTTTAAAATTTGTGATGCTAGTTTTTCTTTATCAAGTTGTTTACCTTGTTCTTTCTCAATAATATCACTAGCAAGTTTTTGTTGTTTAAGATTTAACTCTTCTGCTTTAGCAATCTCATCTGTTTGTTGTTTTCTTGCTTTAAGTTGTAGTTCAGCTTGATCTTTTGCTCTTCTACTCATTAGTTCTTGTTGAGCTAATGCTAAAGTTGGATCTGGTCCTCTAGGAGCTTTTGGTGTTGGAGGATTAATAGATGGATTATTAAAAAATTGACTTGCATCTTTGTATCCTGCGTTTTCCAAATACTTTTCTAAAGTGTTGTATATCTTTTGAGGATCTACAATTCCAAGTCCACCTGCTCCAATAAGTTTTTCTTGTACTGCAAGAACTCTACCTAGAACTTCTAGTCGTTGATCTTGTGATCCAGTACCTAAACCTACTTGAACAGTTGCATTGTATCTGTTTACCCATTCTCTAGGGTTCATTGGTATAAATTTACCTCGTAAATTAATTATTCTTTCTTGATCTTGGTGCTTACATACTAAAGTTAGTATGCCTTGAAACATTCTTTTAACGCCTTCACTAAAATTTCTTGCGATTAATTCTATTCGCTGTGTAGAAGCGTTCATCATAACATTAGTTGATGTTGCGGTAGTATGTGATTTGTTTATTGCATCTGCATCCATGC